GGGTTCTGTCATTTCATATGAACCTGTAATCTTAGCTGAAGATGCCACAGGCATCTGAGCCGTGAATAATGAGTTACAAACACCGTAAGTTTTAACTTCTTCTTTTAAAGAATCCCAATTCCAAAGACCACTTAATCCTTCATAATCTAACCCCCACATATCAAATTGGAATACCCCTTTTGACATTGGTGAACCTTTAAAGTGAGCGTATGGTTTGTGTATCATTGTTTTACATAATTCCATACTTTCAGTGATTGCTGCAAAGTAGATAGTTTCAAAAATGTTTTTATTCAATTTCTTAGCATCTTCAGATGTAAAGATGTAATCCATCAAATAGAATACGTCCGCTAAACCTTGAGTACCAATCGCAATTGCTCTTTGGTCCAATCCACCCTTTCTACCTTTTTCAGTTGAGTAACTGTTTATGTCGATAACTTTGTTAAGAGCTCTAACAACTTTTCTCACTTCACTATAAAGTAAGTTATAGTTAAACTCACCTTTCTCAATAAAGTTTTTCAATACCATCGAAGATAGTGTACAGATTGCCGTAGTTTCTTCATCGGTGTATTGGTAAATCTCATTACAAAGATTTGATTGTTTAATCACCCCAATGTTTTGGTGGTTTGTTTTCTTGTTAGCATTATCTTTAGAACATAAGTAAGGAACACCAGTTTCAACTTGTGATTCGATAATCTTAGTCCAAACATCTTGAGCCTTAACTTTTTTACCAAGACCTAACTCAACCGCTTGGTTGTAGTTTGCTTCGTATTCGTCACCATAACATTCTTGAAGTGGTTTTATACCCGCCTTAATAATGTCGTTAGGACAAAACAAATACCAATCAGAACTTTCCTTTACCGCTCTCATGAAGTTGTCAGGAATCCAAAGAGCTGTGAATAAATCTCTTGCTCTTAATTCTTCCGCACCTGTGTTCTTTTTAATATCTAACAAGTCCATAACATCTTTGTGCCATGGTTCGATGTAGATAGCAGCACTACCAGGTCGTCTTCCTTGTTGGTTAAAGAATCTTAACGACTCGTTAACTATTTTCAAATACTTCAACAATCCACCCGCAAATCCACCTGATGAATTGATACGACTTTCTTTACTTCTGATGTTAGACATTGATAAACCAATACCTGCAGCGTCTGAAGAATAAGTTGAAATATCATTCAGTGTTTGTAATAAACCATTACGTGAATCTGAGTTATTATAATGTAAAACACAAGACGCTAATTGAGGGACTTTGGTTCCTGAATTAATAATTATTGGTGTCGCTGGTGAAATAAGTTGATTTGATAATGAATGGTAATATTCAACCGCTTCTTCAAATGAGTTTGTTACCCATAGAGCAACTCTCATGTACATGTGTTGTGGTCTTTCTATTACTTTACCTTGTGGTGTTTTTAGTAAATACATTTCTTGTAATGAACGCCAAGCAAAGTAATCAAAGTTATAATCATTCTCATGATTAATAACCTCATCAATTTTGTCATGACCATAAGAGTCCATGATTTCAATTAACTTGTCATTGATTACACCAGTTGAATGTAACTCCATAATAGTCTCACAAAAACTATCATTAGTTTCTTTGTGGTACGCAGAAATTGCAACTGACGATGCTAATCTTGAATAGTCGTGGTGACTACCAGTATAAGCCGCAGCAATTTCGTAAACTAACTTATCCAACTCTTTGGTTGTGATAAGTCCTTCAGTTGGGACTGATGTAATGACTTTGATGAAGATTTCATCAGAGTTTACGTTCAATCCTTTTGCCGCACGTTTAACTCGATTATAGATTTTTTGAGGATTAAATGATACGTCCTCACCGTTTCTTTTTTTAATTTTTAATGACATCATATTGTTTTAATGTTAGAAATCTTCCTCAAAGGAGATTGTTTCATTTAATTTTGCTTTTTGATATTCAACCGTTCTTGACTCAAAGAAATTTCCTTTTGTCTCAACAGCAATTTGTTCCATAAATTTAAATGGTTGTTCAACATTGAATTCTTTTTTACAACCCAACTTAACTAACAAACCATCAACAACGAACTCAAGATATTGTTTCATTAAGTTTGAGTTCATACCAATTAAAGATACTGGTAATGATTCAGTGATAAATTCTTTTTCAATTTCTAATGCCGATAATAAAATTTCTCTAATTCTTTTTTCACTTGGTCTGTTTTCAACGTGGTTGTTTAACAAGTGGATTGCAAAATCACAATGTAAGTTTTCATCTTTAAAGATTAAAGAATTGGCATTACACAAACCTTGCATGATACCTCTTGATTTCAACCAAAAGATTGAACAGAATGAACCTGAGAAGAAGATACCTTCAACCGCAGCGAACGCAACTAATCTCTCTTGGAAAGACGCATTTTCAATCCAATCAAGAGCCCATTTCGCTTTCTTTTGAACCGCAGGTAAGTTATCTAATGCTGTGAAGCATAGTTGTTTTTCTTTCTCGTCTGAGATATATGTGTCGATTAATAGAGAGTACATTAAACTATGTATATTCTCCATCATCAGTTGGAACCCGTAAAAGAATTTCGCTTCAGGATATTGTACTTCCTTTAAGAAATTCTCAGCAAGATTTTCGTTAACAATACCATCTGAAGCCGCGAAGAACGATAAGATGTTCTTAACGAAGTATTGTTCGTTTTCAGTAAGATTATTCCAATCTCTGATGTCATTACTTAAATCAACCTCTTCTGCCGTCCAAAACGCCGCTTGATGTTGTTTATAATATTCCCAAATGTCATCATACTGAATTGGGAAGATGACGAATCTATTAGGATTCTCCACTAAAATTTTTTCCATAATTATTTTTTGTTTTTTTTGTATTAAGATTGTTGTTTTTGTTCTTCTTTTTGTTTTCGTTTCTCCATCAACTCTTTTACCCTATCTCTCTTTCTTTCCTCTTGTTGTTCTTCGAAACCTAAGAACGTTACCGAACTCTCGGTATCAATTTCAAGTAACTCATTGTTAAATTTACAGTTCTCAAATACTACCCCATCTTTACCTAAACGTGATTTAGTAATTGCGATAGTTGCAAGGTTCATTTCTTTCTGTTGAAGTGTCTTAGCCACAGAGATGATTACGTGACCAACCTGAGCCTTTTTAATCGAACCACCCATTTGGTCGGTAGTTACAACTTCAGCTGAAATAGAAGACCTATTACCCTGTGTGGCGGTCCATCCAACTAAGTCTAACTCATGACACATAGCTTCGAACCCTCTCATTACAGAACCTTCAGCCTTCCACTCATCTTTACTTGTAGATTCAGGAAGTATACAGTCGATATAGTCTAACATAACCAAGTCAATTTTGTTACCATCAGCTATCATTTTTCTTACCTGATTCTTAATTTGATTCATAGTCATAGTATCTGAAGCTAATTTCTTAAGAACCAACTTGTTTGGCATACTCTCTTGGATTTCTGTAACTTTACTCATTACTTCATCTTTGTGTTTAACCAAGTTATCAGGTTCAATACCTGTCCAAAGTGTGAAGTGTTTTCTTTGAATAATCTTTGGGTTATCCTCGAAGAATACTTGAAGGACATTATATCCTAAGTTAAACGCTGTGTTCGCAATTTTGGTTAAGATTGTTGTCTTACCCACCCCTGTTGGAGCTAGGATAACACCAATCTCACCTTTGGCCAAACCACCCTTAAGTAGTCTATCAATTCCAGGAATTCCCATTGGAATTGGGTGACGATAATCCTCGTCTAATACGGTATCCAAGTTAGCGAAGATGTCCGTCTGTCCTTTGTCGATTTCACCGACTTGTAACGCGTTTCTCACCAATCCTTCAACCTTATCGTAAGATTCAAAATCACCTTCTGTAATAATTTTCTGAGCTTTGTCCATCGCCTTTTGAAGTTCTTGTTGTTTACAGAACTTTAAAGCTTTCTCCTGAACGAATACTGTACCTTCAAAAGGCGCATCTTTTACCTGTTTCAAGGTATCTAAGACCACTTTTGCAACGATTTCCTGTGAAATTTCTGACTTAACAATTTGGTCAAGAGTTTCGAAATTAGGCGTTGATTCATACTTTACATAGTATTCTTTTATCATCTGTAAGATGATTTTGAAGTACTTGTTGTCAAAGTACGATGACTCAATCACGTCCATAATAGACGATGAGAAGTCCTTATCAACTACTATTTGATTTAGTAATTGAATCTGAAATGTGTTACCTAAATAATCGAAATTTTTGTTCATATATTGTTTTAAAATTGTCCCCTGTATTATTAAATACTTACTTACTTAGGTCGAATTCCAAATATTCGTAAGTTAATTTGTTATTTGAAAAAATGTCAGTTAACTCGCGAAGTACCTCTTTTAAAAATGGTCGTACGTCGACTGTATAACGAACTTTTGGCGGGAAAAATTTTCCATCAAAAACTCTATGACAAATTGTCGTGTCTCCAACTTTAACATAAATGTTAAATACTTCAGGCCCATCTGTGTAAGATGTGTTCATAATAGATGGGTCGTGCACAATAGCATCCTTGTTGTCCATCATATAGATTACGGTTTTCATTTTCAACGCGTAAGTTAACTCATCTTTCAACCCTAAAATGAAGTCGTACAACTCCACCGAGTTTTTCGCTTTAGGGTTAAACCCTCTAACGTTGAAGAATCTTTGAACTACAATGTTATCATTTAAAGTCAAAAGGAATTCCATTTTTGTGCTGTCTTGCTCTCTCATGTTTGTTTAATTTTTGTTTGTATTTTGCTTAAAATTTAAATAAGTTATCTGTTTCATTTATTCCCAATTCTTCATCTCTATAGAAGATAACTGAGTGTTTGTCTTTTACTTCTTCGTCAGTAAAATAATAAAGTGCTAATGAATATCTTGACACATCATCAGGTGTGTTTAATGGTATTGGATGTCCATGAGGCGCATCTTCAATAGAGAAAATAACTGCTCTGTTGAATATTGGTTCTACCTCTATTTCTTTCTTCCAAGGTTCTCCTCCCCATAGTTCTAAATTACCTCCCCATTCTTTTACCCAATTTTCATTTAAATAAAGTAGTACGTTTAAGTTACGTTTCCATTTTTGGTTAGGGTGTTGGTTATAGTCAATGTGAATGGATAACTTACCTCCTTTATTTATCTTATGTATTCCTCCTCCCATCATAACAGGGTCTCTATATAATTTTTCGAACCCTGTTAAATTCTCCAAAAATTTAATAAATGGTTCAGAGTT